TAATGGTTCTATACGAACTGTTATAAAGAACGTAGATGACTACTTGATTAACCCATTAGGTAAAGCATTCTTTAACTTTAATATGCAGTTCGATTATGATCCAGAGATAAAGGGTGACTTAGACGTTAAAGCGCAAGGTACTGAATCACTAATGGCTAACGAAGTCCGTAGTCAAAGATTAATGCAGTTCCTACAAGTTGCACAGAACCCGATACTAGCTCCTTTCGCTAAAATGGATTACATTATACGTGAGATAGCTATAAGTATGGACTTAGACCCAGACAAAGTAACTAACTCATTAGCTGACGCAGCCGTACAAGCTGAGATACTTAAAGGCTTCACAGCCCCTCCTGAACCTGCTCCAGGGCCTGAAGGTGGCGCACCTGCTACACCTAGTCCTGCTGGTGCTGCACCTACGGGTCAGGGTCCACAGTCTCCTGCAGATATGTCTGGTGGTGGTGGTGCTAACATAGGTATAGGCGGTGCTGCAGCTCCAGGTGAACAAGGTTTTAGTGGGAATGTACAGTAATGAGTAGTTTTTCTAGACTAGCTGCTGAAGTATTAAGTCCTTTTTTAGGGGGTATAGAGACTAAAGTACCTGATGATCTTGTTTCTACATCGGTAAAAGCAAACCAAAAAAGTATAACTAAGCCCCGTTTAGATAATAAGAAAAAAACCATAGTAAAAAAAGGACTAATGGCTAGACGATGACAGACAGTTACGTAGATAACATAATAGCACTCAAGAAAATAGTAAACGATAAATCTGTGTGGGTTGCTTTCGGTAAAACACTAGATGATAAAATAAATCAAGTACACGTTAAGATGGAGCAAGTTCAAGGTGAGGCAGATATATACAGGTGTCAGGGTGAGATATCTGCTTTACGTAAATTACAATATTTAAGGGATGAAATAAATGGCAGTAAGTGATCAAATGGAAATGGCTCTAAACGAGTCAGAGAGACAAGACCCAGTAAGCGGTAATGATGTACCTATGGGATCGCTTCCTGAAGAAGTAAGAGATGATGTACCAGCTATGCTGAGTGAGGGAGAATATGTAGTACCTGCTGATGTATTACGATTCTATGGTTTAAAGTTTTTTGAAGACTTGCGAACTGACGCTAAAGTACAAATAGCGCAGATGGCAGATGAAGGTCGCATAGGTGGGGAACCTATAGCTGGACCTGGACCTGCTGCACCAACCCCAGATCAACCTAATGGTTTAGATCTATCACCAGAAGATATGCAGAAGCTAGAGTCTGTACTACAAGCTAGTGAGGGTGGTGCAGTAGGTTTTCAGGATGGTGGCTTAAGTGATGTCTTAAAGGAGAACGAAGAAGGTGGATTACCTACTAAGAAGGTAGGCATGGATGTAGATAAAGATACAGATATGTTAATAGATCGTATTATGAACTCCGTCCAGAAAAACCCGATGATAAAAGAAAAGTTAGCCGCTAGAGGTATAGGCTTTATGAATGGTGGTGATGTACAAGGTTATGCTCCAGGTGGTGCAGTTGACTATATAAATGTAGCAAAGAACTACAAACCTTCGTTTGACCCTTTTGATCCTGACTTTGGGTTAGGTATGTATTCTAGTGGCTTAATGAAACCTAAAACGGCTTCTGACATACAAGAACAAGCAGGAGTTTCTGCACCTACAGCAGCAGTAAAAAAGAAAAAAGAACAACCTGACGGACCAGATGATCCTGATGCAGGTAAAGTAAGAGGTTTTGCTGAAATGTCCGACAGCGATATTCTTTCGTTTAGTAGTCTATTAAGTAAAATATCACCTGCGTTAGCTAAAAATTGGCCTGGGTTAGCAAAAGCACAGGATAAAGCTATGAAAGGTGTTAAAGCAGACATAAAGAGTATTGTAGATAGAGGAGATCCTTCAGAAGGCCAAATGGGAAGTGGTGCTACTTCAGGTGGAAGTATGGGTGCAGACGCCAATCAAGCTGGTGGAGGTTTTTCATATGGAGACGGTGGAACTGAAGCAAATACAGGTTCAGGAACAGGAGATCTAGGCGGTATAAGCGTAGGNGAAGCAGGAAGAGGTGGAGGAGGTTCTAGAGGACAGTCTGAAGGAGAAGCAGAAGCAGCTAGTTTAGGTTTTGGTATCAACAAAGGCGGCTTTATCTCACGCAGAAAGAAAACATAAGATTGACACAGTAATATAAATAAGGCAAAATAACAACTAGGCTACTCCGTAAAATTACGGACCCCATATAACAAAAGGAAATACAATTATGCCAGAGCCAGAAGCAGTAGTAAAACCTAAAACAGCAGGTTTTGTAGATAGCAAACACAATAACGCTAATAAGAGACGCATCGAAGAAGAGCAAGCTGAAATAGATAAACTTACAGCAGCACCAGAAGAAGAAACTTCTACAGAAGAACCCGTAGAAGAAAAGGTAGAAGCTAAAAAGGAAGAAAACCTTAGCCCAGAAGAAAAGACTTACAAGAAAAGACACACAGATGCTCGTAAGTACATAAACGAACAAGACGCTAGGATTAAAGCTTTAGAACAACGCCTCAATAACCCTGATCCAGCAGCAGGTATAAGACCACCTAAGTCAGACGAAGATATAGGTGCGTGGGCAGAGAAGTACCCTGATGTAGCTGCAATAGTTGAAACTATAGCTGAGAAGAAAGCGCAAGAGAAGTTTAGTCAAGCAGAAGATAGATTACAACGTATAGACGAGATAAACGCTGAAGCTGAACGAACTAAGGCTGAAACAGAAATACGTAAGGTTCACTCTGACTTTGACGAATTAAAATCTAGTGATGCATTTCACGACTGGGCAGATAAACAACCTAAATGGGTTAAAGATGCCTTATACGAAAACTCTGACGATCCAATGTCTGTTGTACGAGTTATAGACTTGTATAAAGTAGATAACGGCATGGATACTAGAGGTAAAAAGTCTAGTACTAAAGAAGCAGCCTCTGCTGTAGTATCTAAGCGTACAAGTTCAAGTCCAGACAAAGAAGGTGCTAACATTACATTTAAAGAATCAGACGTACAAAAAATGTCAGCTAAAGAATTTGAAATTAATGAAGAAGCAATTATGGCATCAATGAAAAACAAATCTTTTTACGATATATCGGGAGCAGCCCGTTAAACTAATTTAGTTATTGACAATGTGTTTTATTTGTATATAACTATACGAGATAAGTAACCAATAACTTTAAGACCCTTCAGATATGTAGCTACTCTTAAAGTTAGGTTATTTATAAAACCCAAGCCTATACTACTTACTAAGACTACCTGATAAGTATAAGCCCGTTAATTTTAGCTAGGCATAGTTACAGTTAATGCACCTTAGAAAACATCAGCCTCTTCGCTAAGTGTTACGCTTTTAACTCAAGCCAAACATCTTAATGGAGGATTTTATTATGGCTTTCACAACCGCAGCAGGTTATGGCAACTTACCGAATGGTAATTTTAGTGCTATAATCTATTCAAAAAAAGTACAGCTTGCATTCCGCAAGAGTACTGTTGTGGGCGATATAACTAACTCAGATTATTTTGGGGAAATTAGTGGTCAGGGCGATACAGTCAAGATTATTAAAGAGCCAGAAATTTCAGTTAGTTCTTATGCCCGTGGCACAACTGTTCAAGCGCAAGATCTCGATGATGAAGACTTCTCACTTGTAGTCGATAAAGCAAATTACTTTGCATTTAAAATGGACGACATTGAAGAAGCACATTCACACATTAACTTCATGCAACTTGCAACAGATCGTGCTGCATATCGTTTATCTGATCAATACGACCAAGAAGTACTTGGTTATTTGGCAGGTTACAAACAGTCATCACTTAGTTCATCTGCCGATGCGGTAAATGCAACTACTAATGGTACTGTTGCAGTAGCTACTGCTGGCACAGACGAATTGTTGTCCAGTATGAAGCTAAACAAAGGTTCTTTTGGTAACATTACTACAAGTTCCGCAGGGTCGCACTCTATTCCGATTGCTGCTCGTCTACCTGGTGCAACTGCACTACCAACAGCGACTGCTTCACCTCTTATGGTAATCTCTCGCATGGCTCGTTTGCTTGATCAACAGCAAGTTGATACAGCAGGTCGTTGGTTAGTCATTGACCCAGTATTCATGGAAATCTTACGAGATGAGGATTCACGTCTTCATAACGCTGATTTCGGTGCGTCAGGAAGTATACGTAATGGTTTAGCAGTCAGCAATTTAGGCGGCTTCCGTGTATATGTTTCTAGTAACCTACCATCCGTTGGCACAGGTCCAGGTACTACAGGTACTGCAAACCAACTCGCTAACTTTGGTGTAATCGTAGCTGGACACGACTCAGCTATAGCAACCGCAGAACAGATCAATAAAACAGAAACCTATCGAGATCCTGATAGTTTTGCTGATATTGTTCGTGGGATGCATTTGTACGGCAGAAAGATACTTCGTCCTGAAGCTATCACTGTTGCACAGTACAACGCAGCGTAAGGGAGGACTGACAAATGGCTACATATTCATCAAGTTTACAAGCAGTACACAGACCTTCTGCTCCTGCTCCATACTTAGTAAGTAATACTATTGATATTGCTGTAGAAAACACAAATAACGCTGCGGCATTAGCTGCAAACGATATTTTGCAAGTCTTCACAATACCAACAGATACTCTTATTATGGCTGCAGGTTACGAAGTTGAGGCTCTATTGACGGGAGAATCAGACGACACAACATTCAACTTAGGTATTACTACTGCCTCTACAGGTGGTATTGCTGCTGATGTTGATGAGTTCGTTGCGGCAATGGACACAGACGCTATGGCGGTTGGTTCCTATGCTACTATGATTCCTGGTGTGTTCCCGAACCTTACTGGTTCCACGGCAACAACAATGGATCTAGAACTTCAAGCAGCAGGTACAGCACCGACAGGTGGTAAGATTCGGGTATGGATGGTTCTTATGAACATAGATAATCCTGGAGATTACGATGCTAATGAAGTTGATAGAGATCTATTAGCTTAAATTACTATAATGAGGGGGCAGGGCAACTTGCCCCTTCTACTACATAGGAGCTATTATGGCTGAGACATATCTCACACTAACTAATAAAGTTATAACTAAATTAAATGAAGTTGTATTAACTTCTTCTAACTTTACATCAGCTAGAGGTATGCAAGTACAAGCTCAGAATGCTGTTAATGAAGCTATACGCTACATAAATCAAAGAGAATATAATTATCCATTTAATCATGCACTTGCCACACAGACACTAACAGCAGGTGTAGTATCTTACGCACTACCCACTTCTACTAAGACAGTAGACTACAATACATTCAGAGTAGCTAAAGACTCAGACTTAGGTAGCTCAGGTGGTAAACTAAAGATACTAAACTATAATGATTACATTGATAAGTATATCTCACAAGAAGATGAAATAGAAACTACTACGTTAAGTACATCGCACACTGACTCTGTAACTACTATCACCGTAGCTAGTACATCAGGTTTTTCAGCATCAGGTAG